GGTCGTGTGTTAATCCAGCTGGAATATATAATAACATCGCTGCATCTGTGATGATGTAGATATCCATCCATCCACTAGCAGGCGGATTCTTGTTGGTGTCCAATCCCTCATAATCTTCTTGAGTAGATATATCACCAGAGCCTACATTTGTATTATCATCATTACCTGAATCATCTCTACCGAAATTGGTACCGAGATTGGTACTGTTTAATTCCCAGTAAGTATGAGGATTTTGTGCTGAAATGAAATCTTCTTGTCCATTATTTGGTGTAATAGATGCCATTAGACTATCGCCCTCCAACTAAATGATTCAGAGTCAGGTGATGTATGATAAACTGTTACATCTGTAGCATCTACAGTAAATGAATATGCTATAGGATTAGCTCCACTTGGTGATATTCCAACCCATGATGGTTTAGAACCACAATTATGAGCAAATGTTTCTTCATCAGCTACATTAGCCCAACCATATCTAGTTGTATTGGATGGTAAATATAAACTTGTAGCATTTGAGGAGAATGCCATCAATGCAGCACCTAAAGATGATGGATAGAATGCACCACTACCAGCAGTAGAGTCCAACTTAGAATCCACTTTGGTGTTTATTGCAGAACTTTCAGCAAATTTAGACAGTGCTACACTAGATGGTACATATAACTCGTGATTAAATATATCACTGCTTGTGATATATTCTGAAATCTTACTTGATGATGCACTATACCATGAATATGCACTACTCCAATTAGTTTGTTCTGTAGTATCAACAACTACATTAGTACCACCATCAGTCATATTCTCTACACTGAATATTGGTGCAGAGCCATTAGTGACATCTTGATCTATATAAGTATGGTCTGTACCATCACTATTTATATGAGTAGACCATTCATCACCTGAGAGCATAAATGATGATATTTTAGAACTAGAGTTAGAATACCAAGCATAAGCATTTGAGTATTCGTCACCACTAGCGAGATATTGTGATATCCTACTTGATGATTCAGAACACCAATTATAAGCTAATGAGTATTCTGTACCTGATAACATAAACTCTGATATCTTAGATGAAGATGCATTGTACCAGTTATAACCTAAAGACCACTCATCTCCTGAAAGAGTAAATTGAGACAATTTAGATGATGAAGCATCATACCAACTTTTAGTTATAGATGCATTGCTAGAACCTATTTGTGCATCACCAGAAATGTTCAATATACAAGTAACCATATCATTCCACTCGGTATGAGATATACCATCGGTTTCTGTTTGGTCATTTAACCAGGAAGTTCCCATTTTATATACCTTTTATATATATTTATAATTATAATTCAAACTAAACAAAACAACATAGAATTGTAAGATACTACCCCAAGCGACATAGATAAAGTATTACTGCATTGGGTTGACATTCATACAACTCAAATTAGGTAACTTTACAGCTACCTGTTTCATTAATAGTTAACAAACATTGAACGTTAGTTCCATTAACTAATTGCTGATATCCAATCACATACTCGTTCCAACGTTTTTCACGAGAATATTGTCTGGATGTATTCTTTCTTCTTTTTAGATGTCCTTTACATTTAGGACATAAACCATGAGAGGTTTGTTCGAAGATATAAGACTTACCACACACTGAACAATAGAAATCATCATATGCTCCACAATGTGGACATATAGGTGATGAGTATTTTGATTTCAGTGTCTTTATGTTAGAACCATAAGAGAATTCCTTTTTACAGGAATCACATATATGATACTCTTGTTGTGAGATGTAACACTGCCTGTGATAAATCAATCTTTTATTTTTATTAAACTCTATTTCATAACTAGGTAGAAAGGGAATTGAACGTACTGGTGTTCCAGCATCATTAACTTTTTCTGCAAGTTCAGCATCAAATGGATATAAACCAAACTTGATTAGTTTGTCATTATCTATATCAGTGAACTTTCTACCATGATAACCTAAATCTTTACCATATTGCTCTAATTTACTACCATCATTGTACCAAGCAATATAATGGTACACGAGTGGTCTTACGTTAACCATAAGTGTGTTCCTCCTGGGGATTGTATTCCTCTACACCATCCATTGTATTGGTGAAACATATGAAATGATAAACATGTAAACATTCTTTGGTACTACGCTTCCGTATAACTGAATGTAGCTGTTTTATCGGCTTTATTCCCAGCGACTGCTCCACTGCCAACTACTACTTGTGTTATTATACAATATGTTCTACCAGTTGCTGCTCCTAATGCTTGTCCTGATTGGACTACATATGCATTAGATAAACTATCAAAGTGGTCTATAGGTACCATACCACCAGATAATGGAGCTGAACATCCTGAATAGAATTCCATATTATTTGCACCTAAAGCTGCATGTCCTGTGATATAATAACCAAATGTTCCTTCTGTACCAGTAGCTTGCACATAGTTTCCTGATGGGAATCCCTGTGTAAGTACTTTAGCATTAGCTATACTATCTGAAGATATACCTATCCATAATCCTGGTCTAATATTACCATCTTTAGCACCAGAACCAAGATGCCAATCTATTAATGGACTAGTTGTCCAAGTTTGATAGTATTTTACATTCTTGATGTATGTATCAGGAGCCACTGTACAATTCAAACAATGAGTTACCCAGTATGAACCAGATATTCCATCTGCATTTGTTGGAATTGGTATAGGGTAGGTTGTAAGTGAGCTATCATATTGATCTGAAGTCATATAACGAGTACCAGATTTGCTTGCAACTGCATTTGAATCTCTTGTATGAAATCCACCTGGAGCTGCACCTGTTACCTGTTCGATTACTACCGTTGCTGTCATTTAATATTGTCTTTCTATTTTATAATATTAACATATAAACATACATTATCTACGCCTATGTGGTTTTTTAGATTTCGCTTTACGTTCCATCTCTTTGTGTGCTTTATGTCTCTCTTCAGCTTCCCAAATGATATGTTGCTCGATAAATGCAACACCACCTGGATCTTCTTCACGCATTTTACCTAGTTGTTTTGGAGTTACGTGAAGAACTTCACAAACTTTATATTCAAGTTGACCTATACCTGACTCAACGAAACTTCTTCATCTCATCAGGAGAGACTCCAGTGCCCTTCTGAGTTTCTTTTATGAGTTCGGTTATGAAATTCTGAAGAGTTGCAAAGGATACTTTATTAGCCCAGAATTCTTCATCTAGTTTGTCATCAAGTGCTAACTCTGCAGCTAAACTATTAAGTTGACTATATATATCAGTCATTTTATTCATTGACTTTTCATCAAACTTAGTTTCATAGATTGCTGCTTCAGCTGATAATTTCATAATCATTATCATCTGTTTTTGAGTTGGTCTTCTTGCAAGAATCTTACGTTGGGTTTGAGGGGAAGTATTAAAGATAACCTCTAATACATCTTCTTTATAGTCCCTCTCAAGTAAACTTCTTGTGGCAATTTGTTGAATAACTTGTTTTTGGTCTGTGACTTTCTTACCTTTGATTTCTTTTTTTAAATCTTTGAAATCATCCTTTGTGACATTTTCTTCTGCTTTCTTCGCCATTTGTTACTCCAATTTCCCTTTTGAGGAAATAAAAACATTTAAACATTATATTTGTAATTATGCATGTGGTACTGCACCAACACTACCAAGTGGTTGATCAGTTAAGAATACCTTACTGCTATTTGCTTTATATCCAACTGATGATACTAGATATGGTTTTATTAAACTGAAGTCAATTGTTCCTTCTGTTATAGTATCTGCATCACCAATACTAAAGTCAAATCCAGTTACCTGTGCACTTACGAAATAGAAGTGCAACGAATTAGCTCCACAACTACCTGATACTGTCACTGTTTTACCAGCAATCATATCAGCTACTATATTTCCAACTGCAGTAGAATGTACTTTACAAGATGTCAATGAACCATCTATAGATAGCGAACCTGCTAAGAAATAGTTACCAGTTTCACCAACTAGTTCTTGTTCATTTACTCCCTTATCAAAAGTTATACTGAAGTCTGATATAGCTAATGTAGTATGTGACATATTTGAACCACTTGCAGTGATTCTTATTGCTGCATCATCACCCTTATATATAGTCGGAGTTCCTGCCATTAATGATCACACCCACAATCCGTTATACAAGGACTACAATAGTTTACTCTAAATGGATCTAATACCGTAAAGTCAATAGATGCTTCAGTAATTGTATCTGCATCACCCATTGAAATGTCATAACCAGTGACTTGACAAGATATTAAATACCAACTAATGTATGTAGCGTCAGTAGCATCTGATACACAACCAGAAATCGCAAAATATTTCCATTTATCACTTTGTGCCCCAGCATTGTCATCAATCATATTAAGTAAAGGATCAGCTAAACCACTTGTAGCAAATTTAATAGCTGTAAGTGAACCGTCCATAGAAAGGCTTCCTTGGTCAAAATAATTACCAACTTGACCAATCAAGGATGCTTCAACTGTTCCTCTATCAAGTGTCAATGAAAAGTCACCAACACCATATATGGTATGAGTACGTGTGCTCATTTTTGCAGAGACTCCCTCTGGGGATGCTCCACCTGAATGTGCTGCAAGAAATAAATTTGCATCTTTACCAGTTACCGTTCCTGCCATATTTTTTAGTCCTATTTATTACATTTAACAAACATTTATACATTTAATCATCAAAATATCTTACGAACATAAAAGACATAATTTTTCTGTATAGTGATGGATCTGTATAATAATCGTGATTATCTGATATTTTTCTGCAAGCACCTGATATCATAACTTTTGATACTTCATCCCCAATTTGATCTACTTGATAAAATCCTTGTTTTGACCATATATCAATTTGATATGTGGGATTAGTCTCTCTCATCTTGGTACCAGCACTAGCAGTTCCATATCCAAATCTGCCAACTTCAGAACCAGCAGTCTGGATTATTGATATACATGGATAATCATCTTCTATTTTTGGATAAGCCATACGTATGTTAGATTGTGATACTAATGATGTTATAGCTGAAGAACTAGCTAACCATCCATATACTAGCAATGTATTATCTGTACTCATATTGATACTCCTGCTATTGAAACTTTTAGAGTCTGTGCCATAGTATTAAGCATCTTTCTTCTTGTATTTGGTGAATCTCTAGCTGTAGAAAGATAATGATATCCTTGTTGCATTCTTACACTTCCAGCATAGAACAATGGTGGATCGTAACCTTGTTGTTTACCCACTGGCATTGGTTTATTCTTCATATATATTCTACTTGGACCACCAATCTCAACAACCACTGCATGTGGGGATATACAACTTAATTGTAGATTATGGGATTTAATTGTGTTAATTTTCCAATTATCATGATTCCTTATTGATGTTCCATCTTTAGAACGTCCCCAAGGAATACCCCAATAACCTGTGCCAACTCTATTATTAAGATTTACTATTGCATCATTCTCGAGAACTTTTAATGCACTATTTAATCCCTTATCAGCATTAGCATCTATACGTGCAACAACCTTCTTTAGATTTTTGATTACTATATCCTTACCTATTACAGTTGTCATTATGGTACCTCAATCAATAGAGCTTTCTTGTGATGAAAGCTACTATCCATTTCCATTTCTTTAACTTTATAGTTCTCACTATGATATGTAATTTGACTATTTCTAGTTATTGCTGCAGATGATTTTAGAAAGCAGGTATATATGACATCATCAAATAAACCTGGATTGTCTATTCTATCCGCAACTCTTACTGGAACCATTCTACACGGTGTTGGAGTATCAGAAGTTGTATATGTATATATCCATTCATGATATGCATTCTGAGAGGATGTTTTAGTTGTTAAATATATAGAATTGTTCATTAAATTATCATAACTCATTTAAACTCTCCTCAATTTTAGAAATGGACCTTTATATCCTCTTGTGTGCACAATCTCATGACACTCATTACATAGTGGTATCAAATTATAATCTGAGTCGTTACCACCACAACCAACTGGTTGTATATGATGTAATACTAAATTACCCTTTGAGTAGTTGAAACATCTTTGACAAACATATCCATATCTATCAAATATTGCAAATCTTCTTCTATTGGATATATTACCAAGCTTGTAAGCCATCAATCATTAACTCTTTCAACATCCCACTTAGCCAAAGTTGTCCTTGACCTCAACATTCTTAATGCTGCATCTTCATATGCTAAATAGATTTCATTTGGATTACCTATTGACTTTGAACCAATTGTATAGTAGTAGTCTCCTAGTTTCTCACTAAGGAATGGAGAATACTTCTGTGCTATCTCTGAATTTGCACCTATGATTTTTGATACAACTAGTAATAAACAAGGTATCCTTGCTTTTGAGGATGTTGTGGCAGTGTCATTAAAATACACAGCCTTTACAAAATCTTCTACCCATTCTATTTGTAAATCAATAGATGCTTTAGATACATCATCATAATCAAGTGGAGGGTTAAACCAATTTCTGATGTCCTTTTCTGTTAAATAGCTACCCATTATACATCACCTTGTTCTCCAAGCTCAGGCATATACTTTCTAACATCTATAGTTTCCTTTGATTTTTCTGGAAAGGGATGTTGCTTAATGGTATAAGTATCTGGATTATGTATACCACCACCCTGATTGCCACTTATTTCATACTTTAATAATTCACTATCAGAATAGATAGTATTATCCTTAAGACCTTTTTGTCTATGATACTCATAATCCTCAGTCATCCATTCCTGAGTACCCTTTCCATGCAACATTATATTATCACTATAGTCCTTTACCTGGAATTATGTTACCACTAAATACTGGAATAAACCCAGTAAATGCTGCACCATTTGTACCTGACATTATTGTTAATTTTAGCCAAGCAGTTGTACTTGCTGCAGGTAGATATCCACTAGTTGTGTTACCAGAGTGAACTCCATTCCAAGTTTGTGGACATGCTGCATAGCCATCACCATGAGCATATATACCTCTACCGTGACTATCAAGCCAGAATTTCTCTACTGTTAATACTGGAATGTTACTTCCTTGTGTAGGCATTTAAACCTCTTTATTCTTTTAACAACATTAATACATAAATGTAAACATCTACTATCACAGATTCCTAATACTGGAGTTTAAGGTGAACCCCAACAAAACCAATGATAGTAGATAACATTAATTTCATACAACACCGAACAACACAAATACCATTACTTATGGTATATCATGCAACCAGCGTTTGCTTGAAGTACGTCTGCACCATATCTCATGGTAAACGCAATTCCAACTAAATCGTGGATTGGATCATCATATTGTTCAACAGATATATCCCTACGCATTGTGCAGACTCCACAATCATTCTTTGATAGAATAAATGCGGTGATGTCTGATGCTGCAGTAGTATCATCCCAAACTGGAGATGATTGATCTGTTACTGTACAAGTGTATGGTGACAATCCTAAGATTTTTGGAAAGTTGCCAGTTGTCAATGGTGTAGAACTACCCATATAAGATGAGTAAGCTATATTACTATCTTGGAATAACCATGCTTCTGCTGTTGGATGAGTTACCAGTATATCTGGAAGATAGTTATCTTTTTTAACTTCTCCAATAGCTCTAGCAATATCCGCAACAGCAATATGTGGACCTGTTGGATTGATTGTATTTGCTATAGGTGTTGCATTTGCAGCTGTACCGTTAATGAGTGCACTTAGAATTACACGATTAAGTTTATTCTCAAGTCTTGCACCAGCTTTTCGTATTTCCATCTCAACTACTGGAAATAGACCATCTTCAATTAATTCATTAGTTATTAGAGGTCTTACTCCATATTTTGTGATGGCAATATCTAGCTTTTCATATTCTTGAGTGTCTATCTCAATCTTTGCACCTTCTGCAACTGCATTAGCGTATGTTCCAGTCTCTCCCTTTACAAATCGAGTAGAGTAAGAGTTCACTGGTATAACAGGAACTACATCTCTCATACATCTAAAGGGTTCTGCACCCTCGATTGCAGTTCTCCATACTTGTTCTTGAACAAGTGTAGAGTTAGCGATTGCATTTGCTTCTGACTGCAAAAGAGCTTTGTATGCATCGTGTCTAACTGAACTTTTTAGGACTTTTTCTCCATTTACATCTATAGTCCCATCTTCATTAGGAAACCTGCAAGTTATGCCTTCTAAAGAGTGTTTGAATGCTTCTTTTGATAACATCCTCTTTCTTTCTGAATTGCCTGCAAATCCGTATTCCAATATTTTTGATAATGCTTTAGTCATACATTTCACACTATTTTAACATTAAAACATAAAACATAATAAACATAAATCTAAACTAGTATAGCATTACTCTGCATTCGCCACCATCGGTAGCTTGTGTTTCAAGTGCGATAGCTTGGACACCAGATATAAATAGATTGTTTCCAACTCTATCTTCTACCCATTCACCGTAATAGGTACTACGCAGAACGTCACCAACAGCTGTGCCTGTTCCAGATACTCTAATTCTAACTATGTTACCTGGACCTGCAATTGCTATTTGGTTTCCGTCAGTTTGTTTGTATAATGCCACACCTAATGTACCTTTACCAGTTACGTCTGTACTTTGAACTGCCCTAACTTGCATTGTGCCGATTGGCTCTACAGCCTGACCAGCATATATAGTACCTGAGCATTCAAAATCAAAAGCAAATGTACCTTCTTGAAGAACAACATCTTCTGTTACTGCCGTATAACTCATATTATCATTCCTTATTTATTAACATTTGTAATACATTGAACACATCTATTCTTCAAAGTAAATTTCACCATGTCTAATCTTGATTGGATTGTAAGTCTCTAGTTTCTTGGACTCCTCTTCATCCTCATCCTTTACAGTTTGAGGCTCATTACTCTCTTCCTCTTTTTCTTCTACCTCATCCTCAGATTTAGTTTCAACTTCAACTTTTTTATTAAAGGCTTCTAGCTGATCGCTAAGAGCTTTATTTTCAAGTTTAAGTTCATCTATCTCTGATTCTTTAGATAGCTTACTATTGAGTTCATCGATTGATTTAATGAGTTCTTCAATAGATTTTCCTAAATTAGGATAATTTGTTGGATCTATCAAAGTTGGTGCTGGAATAGTTTTCTGATTGTCACCATCCATACTACCAAAAGGAGCTGCCTTCTCTTCTTCGTCTTCAGGCATTTCTTCCTCATCTTCTTCCTCTTCGTCTTTGGGTTTCTTTGCTTTTTCTTCTGGTTCTTCTGATTTCTCTCTCTCTTCTTCTGGTTCATCCTTCAAAGATTCTTGTAGAGATCCTTCCAATGCATTTATCTTTCTTTCTAACTCTTCTATTTTAGATACTAATGCATTATCAGTCTTTTCTTCTACTTCCTCTTTTGTTTCTTCTTCAACTTTCTCTTCAGATTTCTCTTCAGATTTTGTTGACTTTTTTGTCATGTCTTCTTTCACTATATTATCACATTCATCACATACATTATCTAATGAAGTCTCATACTCTGATTTTGATATAACTACAAAACCAGATTCTTGATTTACAGGAGAACTGCATATACTAACTTCGAATATATTAATCTTATCTAAAATAGTTATACATTTATCTGAATCACACTCTTTATGGGATGTAACAACTTCACATCCTATTGAGAATGCTCCATATTCACCATCAAGAATACTATCCCAAACTTCATTAGCAACTTCTGTATCCTTACGAATTTCACATACAATAAATAAACCTTTGTCATCAACTCTTGTTTTGATAAGTCCATATCTATCAATGATTTTACCAACTTGTATATTCTTATGTACTAGCATCAGGTTTGAATAGTGAGGATCTTTCAATAAAGAATCTATTCCCTTTTTCAATGTTTCAATTGGTATAAACTGTTCTTGTTTATCAACCACTGCTACATTAGCATATCCAGCAATTATTCGTTTATTATCTTGTTTCTCTATTATCTCAATATTACCTTTCAAATCCATATGATATATTTTATGTAGATTTTGAGTTTGATTAAATATATCTTTCATTGGTTCAAGTTTGTATTGTATATCTCCTATTGTAGTATATAAATTCAATTCACCAAGTGAAACCATAATTATGCACCATTTAGAAAGTAAATTAAACCAATAACAAAACCAAACATCGCTAGTAAGATAGGTATTAGTAAATTTAACTTACCTTTCAGTTCTGCAATTGTATTCATGTGAGTTTCACAAGGTAATTTATCTAATCTCTCAACAAGATATATTATCATATCACTAGTAGATATTTTTGTATTACCATTTTCCTTTTTAAAGTTTTTGACTACTTCTCTAATATCGTGTTCTTTTACCAACGTATCCCATCAGTTTAATAACAAACATAAAAACATTTAATCCTTCTCTTCAGTTAGATATCCTCTCAAATAACCAATTGCCTTAGCATTGTCTCCATAAGCTGATTTGACTCTCATTCTCACTCTGCATCTATCCCCAACAACTAGGGGCATATTCATATTAGGTGCCATATTAACTGAACCACCACTACGATAAGAACCAGCCCATCGATATTTTTCTATGTATTCACCAGTATCTTTGTATTCTTGAACACGATATGCAAATTCAAGTGAATCCCCAATATCGCATCTTGGATAACAATAAGCATCAGTTATGATAAGCCATTTATCATCTGGAACATAATAATATCCACCAAATGATTCATTACACTCTTTATCTATCTTTAGATATCGTGTACCACTCATAGCTAGTACAATGTCACCTGCTGCAGCACCACTATTACCAACAGAAATTACTTCTATCTTGTTTGGTATAAGTATGTCTGTTGTTAAAGGTACCGGTTTAAGACCACTAACATATACATCCTGAGTTTGAGCATCCCAATTAGTATCTAAATAATAAACCCTAACTTGTCTTGCTCCACCAGAGTGTGCTATATCTGTAGTTCCTGAACCCCAAGCATTGTATCTATCACCAACTGCATTTGATGAGATAGTTAAACCTGATACAGCGTTACCACCCAGATAATTATTATCTTGGTCGAAGTTAGTTAAATCTTCCCAATCTGTACCAATATCATCATTAACCCCACCAATTTCGACTGCAATATCAGTGTAGTCTCTACTAGATTTCCATGCTTTCTGAGTAGCAATTGGAGTAGATATAGAATCTAAACCATAGAAATCATCAAAGTCTTTAACTTGGACATCATACCAGTGTCCCATTCCTGCATTACTACTAACTAATCCGAATATTTTTGTACCCATATTCCTATTTCCTAAATGTCCACATTATAAACATAAATAAATAAAATAATAACATTGATTAAGAAAACGTTGGTCCCATATTTGAATTAGTAGATGATCCACTCTGAGTTGGATACCAATAAGAACCATCACTTGTTAATGTAACTTGCTCATATTTATCGGTAAATGTCATAAATGAATATGTTCCAGCTGGCATTCTAAATAATGTCGCTGATGAAACTACAGTAGTGTATCCAGTTCCTGCACCTGAGTGAGAAAATATCATCGTAACTTGATTACCAAGAGTTCCAGCACCTAGATATGGAAGCATCTGACCACTAATACCATTGAAGATAATAACACCTTCATCTGGTAAAGCATATTTGCTTGTGCAAGATGTATATCCAGACTGTATTGTTGTACCAGAAATTAATTTGAGACTTCTTCGAGTTAAATCTTCAGTTAATGTCGTTGATCCACCTATACTAACAACACCAGTTCCTAAAGTTACTGCACCACCATCAACGGTAAATGTATTACCAGTAGGTATTGTGACATTACCAGAACATCTAATTCCAGATGCCGAAGTAATAATAAGGTACTGAGTGTCGTTATTACCATGTATAGTATTATTATCTAAATAGCCAAGATCTAATCTATCAGTTATTCTAAAAATTCTGTCACGAGTTCCTGCCATATTAAATTCTCTCTATTTTTACATATTAAACATTACATAACAGAAGGTTTCTTTTTCTTCTTATGTTCATCATCCACATTTGGTTTTGGAACTTTTTTAATGTTCTTCAAAGGTGGAGTTGTAACCTTACTGACAATTTCACTTTTTATTTCTAATAATTCCTCTTTTATTGATTTGAGCTCTTCAGCAAATTGTGCTTTCTTACTATGTCTCCATATACCATAGCATCTGCCTGCTGCCTTTTTACGACCTTCTGCTGTGTTTGGAAACATATGTTCAGTACCTATGATGTAAGATACACACCTACTGACAAATTTACTCTGGCTTTCACCAGCATTAGGTGTTGGAATAATATCACCTTGTTATATTATATATATGGTAATGTAAATGGTCTTTCACTTGACCATTATGCTTCTTCAATATTATTGAATTACCAAACATTTTTCTACATTGATATAATATTCTACCTTTTAATTCTTTGTGTATATCTGTTAAATGTTCAGATACAACAACCATAGGTGTTTTACACTCTTTACATAATACTACAACAAATTCAGCATTTGGAACTTCATCAATAGATTTAGGCCAATATAGTTTTGTTTTGACTTCTCTATGTGTGAATATTCTACACAATGGACAGGATATAACCTGAATTTTATCTATTAGCCTATCATCCATTATTTTGATATCTCCAAAAACTTTATTTGTTTACCATCACTATCAATTAACACTAGATAATCACCTATGTTATTATCAGCATTCCATTCACAGTGATGACATTCTTTTTCATAGTTAGCACATTTTCTAATCCAAGAGCATACTACCATTTTATCACTTAATATGAGTTCCATCAGATGCTGGATAAAGTACTATTGCTGCACCAAGAAATGTAATGTTATCTGCAAATCGTTTCATTGAGTCTTCATCCCAATAGTCATCACTAGTTAATTCAACTGACATCCAATTAACTAAATCTGCATCTATCAATGCTATAATATCTTTAGCAACAGATGTGATAGGAAATATATGTAAATCACCATAAACCTTACCATCTTTATAGTAAGTGTTTGTTACGAATCCAAGTCGATTTCGCACTTCAAAGCTATGATCTACATTTAGATAGTTCTCTTCCCAGTTTGTTGCACTTGATTTTAGTGCCTGTTCAGTGTAAACTACTGGTGATCTTGTAATAGAATCACTCCAAGAACCTACACTTAATAAAGCACAATCTCTATATATTCTAGCATCTGTACTCAATGATAAATTCTTCTTGTTATAAGAAAATGGAATTGTTGCACTATGTAAATATCTTTTCTTTTTTGACATTTTTAATCTATATTATATACATCAATCAGCTGGTTGATTAACAGGTGGTTTGATTTCATCTTTTGGTGGTTTGTTCTCTTCTTCCTCATCTGGATTTTCGTCATCTGGTGTTTCTTCTTGGTCTTCACCAGTTAATTTACCCATTATAAGTTCATCCCCACCATCTAGAGGTTCATAACCAAATATTGCTCTTACTTCATTAATAGTAATCGGTTTAGCACCAACTGGATATCCACGTAGGATATTACCAATCCATTTTGCTGCACCTTCTTCATCAGCAGTAGTTGTTCCTTTGAATTTAAGTTTAACACTATTCTCTTCGAAGTTGTTGAAAGATAGTATTTTGTTGATTAACTCCATATTGACTTTGTTAGATACTTTTGTTTGCATACCACGTATATATCTTTCATAAAGGATTTCACGAACACGAGCACTAGCTTCTGTTGATTTCTGACCACGACCAACTGCTTCTGGTGCAATCATCATACCAACAAGAGCTTTCTCTTCAAATGTACCTACATATTCAGATACACCTTCAACTCCTCTCTCATCAATTGTTGTGATGTCTACAAGACCAGTTGTGATAATTTCATTTTTAGCTTCTAAGTCTTCTAGTTCTGATTTGATGTCATTGAATACTGCTTTTGGTGGTAAGTCTTCTGGCGTACCAACCTTAATAAGATATTTTGCAATATGACGTTTGACTGCTTGATATAATGCTTCATCAACACCAGCCATTCTATTTATAGCCGCTAATGATGGAGATATGATAGATAAACCGTATGGAGATGATGGATTAGCACTAAATAATCTAATATGTATTATAAACTCTGGTTTTATTGGACTTTGTAATTGACCTTTTATCTTTTGTTGATAATTCTTAATCTTACCATATTTATCAGTATTGATAACCATAGTTACTGGATCTACAGTATTTAAATCAACTATATCACCAGATTTACCATATACTACTTCTATATATGCATCTCCATATATAAGTGCATATGTTATGTTATCTAGTAATACTTCTATAAGATTTAAGTCATCAATATAATTCTGAACTAGTTTCTTTGCGTTTTCTTTTTCTGAAGTTAAATGATAACCAACCATTGTTACATTATCTGCTATATTATTAATAGCAGCAAATACAGTTCCTTCACTTTCATAGTAGGTTCTAAATTGTTTTAATGTTTGTTCATCCCTACCAACAGCAGAGATTCCACCAAAACTAGTACCACCAATGGTGACAGTTTTATATTTACCTTTCTCTTTTTCACTGTCATTTTTCTTTTTGAGTTCAGCTTTACTGATATAACCGAACCTATCTAGAATTCTACTTCCTACACTCATTTAATAACCTTTATTTTTCTTCTTTACTCTTCTTAGTACCTTTAAGAGTTATTTCTATTGTAGAAACATTCCTTTCACCAAAATGCTCACTATCAACCTGAATATCATATTCTGGGTTATCTATATAAACTCTTTTTAGGATTGCTAAAACATCAATTGCTGTCTTCACATTGTTACCACGAGCAAGAATCTTTATTGTATCATACTTGTCAAATGAAACAAGACAAGCAGTTATGTATTTAGATAACTCTTTTTTGCTACCTATCTTCACAGTATTGTCATCAACCATATGGATTACCTCATATTCTACTTACCCTAAACCTATCGCTTACATTTGGGATATCATCACGTTTAGTGGTATGAATCATATCCCTAACATCATTCCAATTTGTTGTGCTTTCCTGCTCGATTTGTGAAGCTTGAATAGCATAACTTAAACTATCAATCGTATCATCATGTGCTCCTCTCGGAAACACTACCATCTCTTTACGCCATTGATCAAACTTCGTATCTGGATTTAGAAAGATTCTACTAGTTTGGAATAATACTGATAATCTTTGAACTCTTGACATTCTATCATTCACCATAGATGGTTTTACTGGGATGATTGGTAAAGTTGTAGTAGCAGTCCATTCATCAACGATGATTTTTTGTTGAGCTGCTTGTTCTATTCCTATAGCACTAGGAGTCCATTTACTGTCCATTGATTTGATTAGTTCTAATTGCTCGTGTAGAGATGCTTTGGTTCTAACACCATCAAGCATATATACATTACCTTCGTTGATTGCAATTGCTGATATAGTGAAGTAGTCACTCTCTGCACCTTTAGATGCTAAATCCACTCCTAAATAAGTTTCATATGGTTGTGGTATTGTTCTTGGTGGAGTTGGATAGTTATCCGTTGCTGATTCTATCCACTCTCTCCTGATAGGGGAGTCTTCTGTTGATATTATCTCATTTTGATATTGAAGTTCAAATGCAACTTGACCATACTGTTGTTTCAATCGTTGTAATTCTTCATATGGAAATCTCTCAGGCCATAACACTTCAGCCTTTCCATTGTTCTCTGACGGTTCCTTGATTACCGCTTTATATCTACGAAATGTATATCCAGGTATCTTACTTAATGTAGTATGGATATCATCTTCATGCCATTTTGTGCCAATACTGATAATCTTACCACCGGGATTAAGAATTGGTGTTAAAGTATTATTAAACCATTTTCTTAATTCAGCTCTTCTTGTTTCAAGACGGGAGTTCTCACCGTCTGTTATATCATCTAATATAATAATATCAGCACGAGAACCAACCATTCCACCAGTAAGTCCTCTTACCTTACAAGTAGGTTCTCTCTGACCTGTTGCTTTTAATACTCTTATAGTGTCACGAGACCACTCAGAGTTTCCTCTTTGTTGACCAAATATTCTTATTAAATCTTGATTACCTTCAAGATGACTCTGTATAAACGCCATTGTGTTATCTGCCATATCTTGGTTGATTGTCACTATTAAGACTTTGATATGTGGGTCTTTGCATATCTTCCATATGATATAAGAAGATACCACTGTTGACTTTGCATGATTACGAGGTGCTAACAGTGCTACATATCTGTTGTTTTCAAATAAGTCTATCCATTCTTTGTGAAACCATGTAGATTCAAAGAATGGTGGTCTACTATTTGGACCAATTATATCTTCTATGAATGCTACAGGATCAAGTGAATACTTAAGTGCATCTAACTTATGATCTGAATCTTTCATAATTGAAATAAATAAAACATGTAAACATAATAGAGTGCTAGTTATCAGAGGTTATTAACTTACTCTGAATTCCAACCTAGAATACCACCAAATACTGCACCGAGGAATATAAAGATTTCTTCCCAAGGTACATATGATGCATATCCTATATCACCAAACATTCCACCAGCGATTCCACCGAAAACTATTCCGATGACTCCACCCATGAAAAGCTTTGGTAATTTTTCTAACCAAGCGACTGCCATATTCTCATCTCTTCCTATTTATAACATATAATACATACCTGTTGGTTCAACGGTTGTGTTCACCTTGCTTTGTTTCATCTCCACAGTTA